TTCTGCCTTTTACTGAGCCCGCTGTCTGGATTAGCTGCCCTAGTAATAATAGTTTCTCAGTGATCGTTGTTTTACCAGCGTCAGGGTGGGATATGATAGCAAATGTGCGTCTATCATTGATTTCATTGATAAATTTTTCGTTCATTCTTTGTGATTCCGTTTTTATGTACGCCGTTATGTACACAATTTTCTTTTGTACAGAACCACGCCCAAGCTATTTTTAACAATTGGGCGGGATTCTATCAAACCTCTTACTTTTTCGCTCATTTTAATACATGCCGTTTTTTTGCAGTGTTTTAGATGATGAAAACAGCGCAGCACGGAAACCATAAGGCTTTCAGCGTTTTTTATGTCTATTCTAAGGCTTTTTAAGCTGCAATTTCTTTCATGTTGTTGCAATTCCATTTTTTATAGAAACGCACTGTATACGGGCTGTGGCGCCTTTTAATTGCGCTTTTAGAATTGCAGGAATAAAAAAAAGCGTAAAGCGTGCGGGCGTGGGGAGGAGTGCTTTTTGGGGGTCGGGGAAGCGGCGCGCGGGCTGGCTACTGGCATGAAAAAGGGCGCTGTGTGCGCCCTTTGGTTGTTGTTTGGTGTGTTGGTTACTTAAGCAATGGTTTCAGCTTGCCCGCTTGTTCCGTGGCTTCCGCGCCTTTTTGTGTGTAGCTGGCGGTGTTCATTGGTGGGGATGTTGTGCCCGCTCCACCTGGATCACTCCATGTATATGAATGATTGTGCGTTCCTGCAATTTTTGCGAGGTCTGCCACGGTGTTCATTAGGTCGTGAAGCAGGCTATAAATGTTTGTCGTATCGTCTCCCGCATGGTGCTTGGCTGCGATCATTTCATGCAGTTGGCCCGCCTTGAACCTTAAGTCTTTTTCGATTTCGGTTGTGCTGTTCTTTCCTTTGGCTTCCCACTCGTTGTCTTTGTTTACTTGTAGGTATCCGGTTTCTGATTGTTGCCAGCGCTGTGACGTTTCAGCCATGTTGGGCAGTTTCAAACCATGTGGCAATATGGACCTAATGAACGGGTGTGCGGGCGATCCGTAAGCAAAGGCCAATTCAACAATGGTTCCTTTGCTTGGCTTTGACCAAAAGCCGCGCTGTTCACCGCCAGCCGGAACGGGTAATAAAACATCCTCTATTACTGGTATGTCTTTGTCTTCTTCACCACTCGCCTTTAGTAATTGAACCGACACGGAATACACGGGCGTTTCTTCGGTGACCGTTTCCCCCGCTAATGGTGTGAGTGTATCGGTTATTTTGGCCCACATGGGTAAATGCCAACCACTCTTTAATTCTGGGTATTTGCGCATAAGTACGCGTTCAACTATCGCTTCCATGAAACCACCATTTTTGATTCGATCATTCGTACGCTAGTCAGTCTGTTATCGTTTAACAGATAGTTTGGCCGTAGACCTGGTATTGCCATAATCTCGGCGCTTTGTGTTGCCAGTTGTTTATCCAATACCGCCGCTGGTATGTGTATTGGTGTGTCTGGCCAGTGACCGTCTTTCCACGATCCTACATAGATTAAACCGTCTCGCCTTTGCTGCCACAAATAGCCACTTATGCCGAATACATCCGCAATGGCTTTGATAAGATGGAAGCCGTTGCCCGTGTTGATGAAGTGAGGCACTTTTTTAGCCGCGTAATCAGCAACGGGTAAATCAAAACCGAGCCCTGTTATTTCCTTAACCTTGGTTAGCACTTCTTTTAACGTGACGTTGCGCAATGCCAATTTAACCGGCATTTCTAGCATGTTGGATTTTTCCCGACAAAAGACAGTTTGCACGCCTTTTCCCGCGGGTATTGACCGTTCTATATAGCCGTAAAAATGGCCTTGTTGTTGACGGCCATCGACCCCAAACGAAAAAAACGCGGTTCCACTTAGTGAAACCGCGCTTTCTACTGTAAATGTTGCCCGCCCTGGCATCATTGTATTTAGTGCTACGTCATGCGAAACCAGCGACACCCTTTCACCATTGATTTTAAGCGTGTAATCATACTTCATCGCCCTTTTTTTCCTCTTCTGCTAACTTCGAATCGATCCACGCCAAGCCTTTTTCAAACCAACCAGCCGGCAAGCTTTCCGCCGCTGACACTTCGGATATGACTTTTTCATCTGCCGGCGCAGCTTTCGGTTCTTCTGCTTTGATTCTCTGTGTTTCGACTTTTTCAGCGATTGATAAATGCTCTATCAGAGTAAACGACACAGACCACGCTTGTTCCTCTTCCAATTCTTGCGCGGCCACTTTATCCGCGAAACGCACCTGACGAACACCGAAGGCTTTAGCTGTTTGGTTTTCAATGTTGTAAACCTTTCGCGTACCTTTCTCTTCATCTTTCGCCATGCTTAACAATTTGATGTTTTTCAACAAGTCCGGTGTATTGGTTTTTATTTTCAACGAAACGCGTAAACGACACGCTTTGTCTCCCTCTTCCGCGCTCGCAGTCGACGAGCTTTTGCCGGACAAATCGGATTCCGGCAAAGGGAACTCACAATTTATCGTGTGTCCGTAGCCCTCGATATTTGTCTTATCTAAAACGAGAATTATCATTCGCTGTCATCTTCAAAAATCGGCCAGTATTGATCGTCTGTCACGTCGATTTCTAGCAAATCTTCACTCGCTAATAATGCAATAAGCGCCTCGCGATTTGATGAAATCCACGCGGCACAATTTGCCGTGTCTTCTTCGCCGTACACACCTAACGACGCGTTAATTTGCCCGATCTGGTTCCAATGCTCATTAATACGACGTGTGCATTCAGCGTTTGCGAGTGATGTCTGACCTTCCACCGTTGGCGGAATAACGGGCGCTTCTAGTAACGCGCCTTCTGGTAATTCTTCGCCGTCTTCAGTTTTATGTTTTGAACCGTCTGGTACCCAATATTCTTGGCTTGCTGGGTAATATTTCCAATCGCCCGTCACAAACCCTTGAACGAAGCCTTTCTTTTCAGCAAGTGGCTTTTTTTCTGTTGTGTTGCGATATGTTAGTTGCTCACCACTGACCGCATCTTTTTGCGACTCTACTACGCCGATTAACAGATAAAATTTAGTAGAAGTCTCGTATCTATATAGTGTTGCCATCATCTTCTCCTAAACCAAAAACGCGGCGTTAATTGAGTAGTTCATTGGGCGGTTGTCGGCAGCGACTGGAACAACCCGAGACGCGTCAAAATCAGAACCCTCTGCTGTAGCGACGGTGGGATTAGTACCGCCGAGCACATTTGGCGCAAACGCTCCAGTCGTCATCAGATTTGATATATCGATCGGCAAATTACCCGTGATATTTCGAATAGCATCACCTTGCCAGCTCCCGAACTCGCGGCCCACATCCAACCCCCGTCCGTTGTCTGCATAGCGCAAAAACGCGCCGCCATATATCGGTACCGTAAATGTTGTGGTTCCGTCTCCGTCACCCCATTTACCGCCATACTCTTTCAGATCCGCGTCTTTCAATGCTTGATCCACTAAGCCCGTTTTTTTCGCTTTGGCGAATAGAATTGGGTGTGTTGCACGGCTTAGTTCACCGCTGTCAAAGCGCATTTTGCAAGCGCCAACAGCAGAAAATGGGGACGTAATTATCTCTCCGATAAGCGCCACGGGATTTCCTGTTTTTGGATTGATCTGATTCGCTACGAAGAACGATCCCGCGATGTATCGAACTGTGAGCAATGCGGTTTCGAATATCTGTGTGTCAGTGACAACTCCCGCAAGAGGTAATCGCGCTAAGTCGTCGATCTTGATTGTCACAACATCCGTGTTTGTTTCAGCAACAACAAACGAAAACTCGTCGTAGTCGTTTAACTCGGTAATCTTTGTTGTTCCGGCTTTCGACGTTAGGACAATGTCGTTTGCGTCACCGCTAACATCGAACAACTTTTTACCCGTTGCTGATTTATCAACAATGGATTTAATGTCTTTCAGATACGAAATAACTCTCGCTTCGACCACTACGCCCGCCGCATCAATATCAGCGATTTTTGTTAGGTAATGTTCAATCCCGTTCTCATCAACATAATCAGCAAACGGCCCCGTGTCGATGACGAATTCAGACACAGCGGTCATGTCTGAAATGTCGCCCTGCAGACTAACGTTTAACCAAATCTCATTCGGAAAAGTCGCGGTTGTGATTTCTTGCGGTGCGGTGTTTTTGGCTCTAATACCGCCAACATAACCAATGCCTGCGGCGACGCTATAAGTGCCAGCCGATCCGGTGACTTTCCAGCCGTCACCAAGAAAGCCTTCATGGCCATAAATGTCTAAATTCGCTAAACGCTCGCGTTCGTCAATGCCGCTTAGTCGTGCGCTAAAGTCGATTTGCCACGTTTCAGCAGGAACGTTAATGGCGGTTGTTTGTTGAATACCTGTGTAAGCAAGCAAGAAGTTACGCGTTATTGTGTTACCTGGCACACCACCATCGTTTTTTGTTTTCGGCGTTAACGGTATATAAGTAACGGCAATCAAAACGCCTTCATCATCAACTAGCCCAACCCAGTTAAATGAGTAGTTACCAATATCCGACCCCATCACAAGCGAATACACGACTTGATTGGTGTTTACATAGCCTGATTTTGTAACAACCAATTGGTCTACAACGTGCTCGTTAGGAATGTTTTCTATTCGTGTTGCTGGCTCGCTGCCCAAATCTGGCACGTTCGCCAACACAAACGAAGCAATATTCAGAGTGACATTGTCACCCTGTTTTTTTGCTATCTGGTTCTGACCCGCAATGGTAATAAATGCCATATTTGTTTCTCTCTACTTTCGAATTTATTTACTAGATGCTTGCCACATCTAACGACCACGAATGCCCAATTGCTGTGTTTTGCATTGTTGTTTGCGCTTCCCATGGTTCTATCACTTGTTTTGCCACGTCTAACGACCATGAATGCCCTATTTCAAACACACCCACTGTCATTTCAATGGGCGTTAATACTGTCAATTCATAACGGCGACATGTACGCCCGTATTGCTGGATGATGTAACCTAATAAATCGATATTTCCGGCAATCTGTGAATCAGAAAGGCGCAACGAAACCACGTCCCAATCTACTTCGTCTTGACGCTCCAACATTTCTAAATAGCCAATACCAAGACGATCAAATATTTGGATAAATCCCGCTTTTGATCCGGCATCCATGGCGTTTTGTTCGGCGTATTTCACACGTTTTCTAAACAGGTCTTCCGGTTCATCAGTAAAACGCGTTACGTCTTTTTGGTATGCGAAATATTTCAATAGCGCGCCGCTGCAGGTTTCCGCGTCCATTTGGTTAAGCGGTGTTTTTATCCAGCCTTCGGCCTTGTCCCACCACGCACCAAACGCACTTTTTAAGCTGTTATTGTTTGGCCCCTTTCTTTCCCATACTGGCAATGGGTAACGGTCTGTCATGGCTAACCCTCTACAACGCTTAACGAGGAAAGAACCGGAATCGACATTTCAGAAACAATACTGTTTAAGTTGAATTCAATGTCTTCAATTCCATCTACTAAGTCGTAAATTTCGCCCGCCAAATTAGTAAACGAGAAACGAGAAAACGGCGCTGTCTTTGTCACATCATAGGCGGCATTGCCACGAAAGGCGGCGTAGATAATGTTATGCACTTCTTCTTTTTTCGCTTCTTTTTCTTCACTTAATAAGGTGTCTGAAAAGTACAAAGTAGTGATTAAATCGCGCTCGGTTTCTGGCATGTTGTAGGCCACTACATCGTCACCATGGCCGTGATAACCTTCCGTCGAAATCTGACGGTTAATGGTTTCTAGGTAACTTTGTGCCGGTGCGTTTAGATCAAACAAAATATAGGCGTTTGCTGTACCTGGCCCACGCGGCGCATCATGCTGAAACCAAATTTTGTCCGACTGAACGCCCACCCATGAAGAAATCAAAAACTTATAAACGCCGTCGGTGTGGTAATGGCTTAACGTGTTGAACGCGTTACGAATTCGCGCTCGATAGGCTTCAATTTCTTCAATATCCGCGCCCACTTGATCTATCCAATCGTTTGGATTGGTAACGCTTATGCCGTCTACATCGCACTTGCTAAAGTAGCCCGCTTCTAAGTTGTAAGCGGTAGCGGCTTTTTCGGACGTCACCGAGACAATCAACCCCACTTCGCCATCCTGAAAAATAGCCTCTACATCGGTAATCACTTTGTATACGGTGTTGTTGATCAAATCCGTATAAACAATGGTGCCCGCCGGCACGGTGAAAGTTCCCGCTGTATTGGCTCTTGTGAATACAACGCGGCCTTTCAAAAATTGGCTTTGTTTACGTGGGCAGTTGTAACTATCGCCCCATAATTCAATAAAGCTTTCACCCACGGTCTTAAGGAAAAACTGCGGCATGACGGTTTTAATAAGCAATTGCACAAGCCATAAAAATGGCTTGGTAGCGATAGCCGAGATCAAACGCCAAAACGGTGAATAGTTCGAATCATTGGCAATGGTCGAACCCGACTCGGCCAATACTTCACGAAACTTGGCGGTTATTTCCTCTTCCGTGGTTGGTACGCCGTTGTCTTTTAATACGTCTTCAAAATCGCTCATACCGTCACCACTAATCGCTCGCCTTCTACTGTTTGCGCTTCACAAATCAGCTTTTCACCACTTAAATTGACGCTGGCCGTACCTGGGTAAATTCGCTCATCGTTTTCCACTTCGATTTCAATTTCAGTACATAGCGCCTTAATGGTGGTTTGGTTGCGCTCGCCAATCATCCGCCACACGTAGCCTTTTTCGCGGATCATGTGGCGTATGTCTTGCGCAACGCAGTTCACACCCTCAACTAACAACGGCTCGCCAATGCTGGATAGCACTATGTCGTCATCTTGAATGAGCAAATCAATACTTGGCATTAGCCCGCTTCCATTTCTAATTGATAGAGTAAATCCGCACCGCGTACTGCTTGCCCATTGTTATTCACTTCCATCTTATCGACGTATACGGATTTTTTATTTCCGCCAAACATGTTGCTTATGGTTTGGAATAGCCCGCCTGATTCGCCAGCGCTTTGGCTTGATTCTGAACCTGGCAACACCACCGACTTATTCACCGTTTCGGCTTGGCTTTCTACCTTATTGATAACTTCTTGCGTACTTGTTGTGCTGGTGTCGATACCTGGCAACCAAGACAACTTTTCTTTTAGCCAATCGACTTTTTCACCTAAGAACGCGAACGGATCTAATGCAGATAACCAGCCTTTAAAATCGATCCACCATTGCTTGATAGACTCAAACGCTTCAATGCCTAAATTCCAATTCGGAATCAATGACACAGAACCAAGCCACACTTGGAAATCGCCCCACCATTGCTGGATAGGCTCAAAAATAGACACGTCGACAAAGTCTCCAAGGCTTGAAAAGAATCGCCCAACCGCTGCACTTACGTCGTCCCAATAAACCACCAAGGCAACTAACGCAGCGATCAATGCGACCACGCCCACCACAACCCACGTTAATGGATTGGCAAGCAACGCGGCGGTAAATGCCCAAATTGCCGGTAAAGAAGATAAAAATCCCGCTTTTAACGCCGTTAAAGCAAATCCCATTAAAATGGTTGACCCATAAAGCAATAACCCAACCACACGCAACACGGTATACGCGGTTTTTAAGCTCAATACAGCCAAACGAACACCCCAAATAATTGGCTTTAGCAACACAAAGCGCATCATCAAACCAACATGGGCGTATTGCATTAGACCGATGGCAAGCGTTACAACACCCGCCACTGCCACAAGGGCAATAAATCCGGTAATCAACAAACCAACCATCTTGGTCAAATGCGGGTATTTATCCGCCCATTCAACTATGACGCTGGCGGCGGTTGTCATCATGTTTATGTAAGGTTCAATGGATGGCAGGGCTTTTTGCCAAATGGCAATGGATATGTCTGTCACGGCGTGTCTTAATCTTGCAAAAGGATCGATCATCTTTTCAGCCATCGTCGTGGCTTTATCCATACCCTTTACTTTGCCCAGTTTGTCTATGTCAGCAGTTAATTTTCCAATGTCTTTTGACATAAATTGAATAAAGTCGACTGCTTCATCATTGAACGCACCTGACAAAAAGTCGCGGCTTTGATCCCAGCCCATATCGCCCATTTCGCCTTTTATCTTTTGCATGATCTCGACGATAGGCAATAAGTCACCATTAGCATCACTGAAATTAAGACCGAATTCTGTTTGGGCACCGGAAAGCCCTTCTAAAAACGCAGCGTATTTTGTTCCCGACTCTGAACCGCTCATAGCTGACTGTAATGTGCCAAGTACGGCCATTTGCTCGTTAAGCTTTACGCCCATACTTGTTGCACCGGCACCGATGGATTCAAAGGCCGATTTCATTTCGGGGCCTGTGGTTTTGAACATTTGCACAGCGGTAGCAGTTTGACCCGCGAGCATTTCGACCCACGTGCCTTTGCCCATTTCGTTGGCTTGGCTTTTAAAGATGCCGTACATTGAACCAAAATAAGACGTGATATCAGTCACATTGGCTTTTGTGGCTTTTGCCACCGTGCCCGCTGCCGTGGTGAAACGTGGTAAATCGTCACCCGCTAAACCGTCGATAGCAGATTGAATGTCATAAGCCGCCCGCACATAATTTGATGCAGATTCGCCAAATTGAATTGAATATTGAAGGCCGGCTTGATTAAGCCGTTTTAATGTATCGTCGGCCACCTCCAACGAACTCACCTCTCTTAAGGCGTTGTTCATGTCGTTGGCTGGGTTGACGGTATTTGCAAAAGAAGACGAGGCAGCGATAAGCGCCGCAACGCCCGCCGCCGTGTTCATAAAGGCTTTTCGAGAGTTGCTTGTGACTTGCTGGATAGTTCGCTGAATGCCTTTCATTGGGCCCGTGATTTTGTCCAACAGGCCGACGGTAAGCATTAATTTATCTAATGATGCAGACATTGACCCTTACCCTCTTTATCCCGAAAAAGCCTTATTGATGCCACTTGCAATGGCGGCGGTTTGTCTTTCCAATTCACGCTTTTCTAACCACAACGCCCGCCCTAGGTTTTCGTAGGAATCGTCTTCATGTGGCAGGTGTCGCATTCGCAGTGTTACGAGTTGCTCGTATCCATTCCTTTCGATGAATTCGCAGAACTCTTGCGCGTCTTTACCACAGTAGGTAGATCACTCGTAAATTCTTCGGTAATTTCACCAATTACACCCATTACTAATGTGGCGCGCGGGTTATTTTCCCCGTCTGTGATTAAGCGTTTTAATTCCGCGTGCTGCTCATTTTTCACAGTAGACGAAAGCAAGTTGTAACCTGGCAATACGGTTTTTCCACCTGTAATACTGTCTACAAATTTATTGTAATCACGGTCTGTAATTGTGAATTCAAAGTCCGTTGTGCCGATTGTTACCGGAATCATCTTAGCCATGCTTATTCCCCTAGATTTATATTTTGACGAGCTATTTTTAAATGCTCGCGCTTAAACCAAAAATTCGTTAAAAATGTTGCCACACCAATCATCAGACCACCCAGCGCCACCCACTCGTTTACCGATAAACCCGCCATAAACGTGAAGAACGAAACCCAATAATTAGCTGCTACGTTGGTCTGTTCCATGTGTTACCTATCCTTTTTTGCTTCAAACAGCTTGGTAATTAACGGCATGACATTCTTAATTGCCCGTTCACCAAATAAAAAGCCAAGCACTAACACGTTGATAATCATCAAGGCGCTTTCTTGCTTTTGCGTCAGAGTCTCCCACTCAGCAAACCACATGAAATCCATGTACAAGGTGGAAAATCCCCACACTGGCCGCTGTAATCCACGTAAGAAAATCATTACCGGACCAAAGAACGGGATAGCCTTTAAATCACTCGCCGTGCCTTCTAGCTCTGCAATGCGTTGAGTCAAATTTTTCTCAGCTTCACTTGTTGCATCATCCACCTGCCTTTGCGCCTGCAGCTGGAAATCACGAAGCCTTGCTTCCAATTCCGCTTTTTTATCTGGCGACAAATCCGGTGGAAAGTAGTCTTTTACCAACCCCGCAATCGATGACACGATGCCGCTATCACCTGTAAATAAGCTTTTCAAACCGCCTAAAATACTCATGCAAACGCCCTCTTTTGCCATCCGTTAATAAAAACCGCTTGGCTTGGTGTGTTTTCAACAATGGCTTTATAAACAGCCCATGCCTGATATTTGATACAAACCAAAAGCGGCTCTGCTTCTAAACTGTTTAGAACGGCCATGCTTTTTGACCCTAAAATACCGTCTTCAACCAATCCCGCGCCTAAATCATTGGCTGCTCGTTGGGCAATTAAAGCTGCTGTTTTTCCGCGCATATTGACGAATAGATTCATCAATTTCACGGCGATACTTTCGGTCTCCACTTCATTCAAACGGTAATGCTGCCAAAAATTCTTTTCGTAAAACTTGGCCGCATCTTCTTTTGAAAGCGCCTTTACATCGTCCTTGTTCACATGGCCGTCACCGTTCACATCACCGGCCAACGCTGGCAATGTAGACAAGAAACGCAACGAAATACCAAACGCCGTGGCGCCGCCGTTGTCGTTCTTATGGTCTACATAGCCGCCCTCGTGTTTCAGTACGTCGGCCAATGCTGTTTTAAAGTGACTCATGATTTACAACCCCAACGCCGCTAAGTGGTTTTGATCCAAGTACGGTACGCCGTTGATTTCGACGAAACGTGGATCTGTCACTTTGTACGGGATGGTGTGTTCTAATTTGTCGCCACCGTCGCCGGCCGCATCAATCAATTTAGACACGCTCAACTTGCAACCGTAAGCCGCTGTTTTCAGCTTCTGGTTTACTGTTTGACCCAAGCCGATAATGTCGAATGCTGGCAATTGCTGGTATGAGCCAACCTTGCGCGCTTCTTCAATGATTCGATTAAAGTTTTCTGTATCCACGGTGATTTCACCGCTTGCCCCTGTTACACCATTAACAAAACCATTTGCCACGCCGCGCGTGGTGGTTTCTTTCATGCCGTCTTCAATGTTCAGCGTAAATTGTTTTACGTTGATCAATTGCGTGCCTAATGACACGTTTACATCCATTCCCGAAATATGATGCGTGCTCATGCTCTACACTCCGTTACTAAGTTCTAGGGCCACGGTAGCGCTAATGGCTTTCGGGCAGTTGTATGGGCGAATCAATAAAGCCACGTCCACATTTGTTCGTGTTTTCCACGTGATAACGACGTCACCGTCCTGTGGCTTTTTCACATCACCCGGCTTAGTAATTCGGTTAATGGTCGTGGTCTTGCTGCGATCAATAAGCGGGCGCATAAAGTAGGTTTCATGCGCGGCAATAGATGCCGGCGTGCTGTTCAGCTCACGATTACCAATTTTTTTAATACCTAAAATTCGAATTTCGCGCTTACACACGTTGACCACTCGGCAATTTTCAATGACCGCATAGTCACTGGCTTCTGGTGCGAGCGTCATACCGTCGCTGCAATAGATGCCGGCGTAATCGACATATACTTGCGGCACGGTGCCGCGCGCGTCGTTTAGTGCTTTAGCATGGCTATTGCCGAACGTAATACCGTCTTTATCCACGGGTAATGTGGATAACCCGACAATGGCACCCGACTCCACGCGCATTGGCGTGTCGGCAATAGATTGGTCTTCATGGCATAAACGGCCGCAATACGTACCCAGCCAACCCGCAAATACTTGCGGAACCAATGACAAAGAAGGCGCCGCAACGCCATCTTGTAGCGCTTCAAAATCGGCAATGAAATCCGCCCATGTTTGTGTGACTTTATCTATTGGTGCGGTGACGGCGATCATATGCAAATAGCGGCCGTATTGGTTTTCGGCACTGGTTACCGCCGCGTTCATGTCGTCTAGTTCGGCTTGCGTTGTGACCGCGTCGGTAATAACGACCATTTCACACACTAGGTTTTGTGCCATTGCGGTATCAAACGCAGCTTCCCATGTACCCGCCGCCGCTTGTGGCATAGCAATACAGGTCCAATTTGTGCCCGCGTTATTACGCGCCCACTCAATAGCCGTTTTTAGTTTGCTTGGTGGAATGCCAAGCACTTCATCCAAGTTTGTGGTTTGATCGATGTTTTGCACCGTTCCGGCGTTTTTACCCGCCGCACCGATGAACAAAAATTGCTTTTCTACTTGTGTAAAATCGCCCTGCCCTCTGTCTGTACTGCTTACGCTTACGTTGCCCAATGCCATGTTATTTACCTGCCTTTCTAAATTCTTTTGTTACCATTTGCGTGGCTAATTCTGTTAACCAAGCCCGTTCATTAGGGAAAAAGTGCCGCGCTGGAATCTTTGTTTCAATGTCCTTTCCGCCGCTTTCGCCTCTTTCCTCGCGTAACTTGGCGATAATAATCATGGCTTGAAACGCGGTTATGTATTGCATGATCCAAGCTTGAGATACTCGCCGTTTTTTTAACCCTGCTTTACCTCGCTTGCCGCCGCCATCTTTATTAGCAACCTTAAAACCCATGCCATTCATTAATCTTGCTTGCCAGCGTTGGGCCATCATGCTTTTCATTTCTTCTAGTTTTTGCCTAGACATTTTTCGAGGCTTAGATTTAAATTGCGCCCCTTCTTGGTGTATTTTTGCCAGCCCTGCCATTTCGCCTTTCCATGACACTTGCGCACTTTCTGCCGACGTTTTCACAAAGAAGTTTTTGTCTCTACCAAAGCCGCTTAACATCTTGCCTTTTAGCGTTCTTTTTCTTTTCCGATCCTTGAATTTATTACCGGTTACCGAGCTTTGATTTTTAATGTTCTTTCGCGTTTGGGTTTTAATGCTTCTGGCAATATTCCCTGTAATACGACGCTTCTTTTTGTCGCTTAACTGCAGCAACATGAGCGAGTACTCTATGTCTTTAACGCCGCTCCAATTCGCACTTACACCGCTGCTACTCATTACTGCTCAATAGATCGAATGATTCGGCTATATCGTGTTCAGGCTCGGCCAGTTCCCAATGCTTACCCGCGTATTCAATTGGCCCATCTTCTTTTTCAGCGATGTAAACATCTTCTTCAAAATCTAGCGTTATCTCGATGTTTGCTGTGTGCTTATCCAAAAGCTCAGGACTGATATTTAACTCTGCATCATCCATATCGCTGCGGTCGTCGTTATCCGCTAGCCAAGTAATCAAACGAGTGTGCAAAATCTCAATTGGATCTTTGCTATACACAAACCCCTCTATTGAGAACACCGCCCGATACTTCATAGTGTAAAGCAATACTCGGTTACCTTCGTCCTTTCCTCGCGTGATTTGGTCTATGTCTTCCGCCCAAACATCAAGCTTTTCGATGCGATGGCAAAAACTCAAACTTTCCAAATACGAGCGTAAGGCGATCATTTTTTTCATATGATCGATGCTCTAAAACTGTCGGCATATTCACGACGTCCGATGCCTAGCGCGCCGTTATCTGCGGCCACGTCTAAAATGCTTTTGCTTAGCATGTCGATGCAGCTTTGCGCCTCGCTTTTCCATTCCGTGACGATAATCTCGTTACGTTCGCCCTGTATTTCTGCCGCTGCTTTGCGGTTTATGGTTTCGAAATATTTGATCAATCCAGACCGCGCCCAGTGCATGACGGCAGCTTTATAGGTGTCTACTAAATCCGCCTGAAACGCTTCTAAGGTTTCCGCGACGATCACGCTTTGCAACACCAAAACATCGTCGGTCAATTCTTCGTTTACATGACGCATGGCGCCTGTTAATTCGTAAACCAATGGCGCTTCGTTGTATTCACCTGGCAAGCGGTAGTTTTCGATAAACGCTTGCAATTCAATATCAGGAAAGAACGGGCGCGTGTTTTGAATCACTGTGTCCGTTGTCGTGCTGGCGGTTATTTTGCCGTTTAAACTCACGTTTCTTACTCCTGATATTGGTTATGGAACACATCACAATCGGCTTATGGTCATCGCCATAAATGACTACGCCAAAGCCGTTGTGTGTGCCGCTTGGGGAGCCCGTTTTAAACTTTTAGCTTTGCTCTAAGTCTTTCAATATTCTTTTTCACACCCGCACGCGGGTTTAATTCCATGGCCTTTTCGTAGGCTTTTAACGCTGCTTCGTCTTCTGCGATTGCGTCCAAATGCTTGCCGTGCATGGCGTACATTTTCCCGTGGACAATGTCTGATAATTTCCATTTCTCCGACTCAATCGCTTTAATTAAGTCATCCAAATACGGCCCCGCGCTTTTGTTCGCGTCCAACTTAGCTTTTGCCCAGTCGTACATTTGGTCACAGATAAAGGTTTCGATTTCCGATTTAAAACGCGTCGGCATGTTGTGAATTTTTTGCTTAGCAAGGTGCAACGCTAATGGCAACGCGCGGGCAATGTCGCCCAAATCGAAAAGCCAAATCATGAACCACACGGCAACAATGTTTGGGTATTTCGCGGCGCTGCTCACATAGCCATTTACAAACGCTTCTAGCTTCACAATGGCTTCCGCTTTGTAGGCTTTGCGGTCTTCGATGTCTTCCACGTTCAGCATTTCGTCAATGCTGGCCGCTAAAATCGCTTTGTGTGTTTCAAGCTCTGGATTACCGATAAATTCGGAATCGTCTTGCAGCTTTTCTTTGATTTTTTCAATGTCGCTTTCGACGTGATCCACGCGATAATCCAAATCGCTAACGTCACTTTTTACGTTGTCTAGGTCGTCGCTTAAATCTTCAACCGTTCCGGCCAATTCGTCGGTTTTTTCACTTTGGCTTTCTACTTCGTTTCTTAGGTCATCCACCGACCCTTCCACGCCATCGACTTGGTTTTCCAATTCGTCGGTTTTTTCCGCGTCTGCTTTTTCCGCTTCTGCATTGGCTTTTTCAGCGGCGGCTTTTTCGGCTTCTGCTTTTTCCGCTTCTGCCTTGGCTTTTTGTGCCTTTTTAGCCACTACCTTTTGCTGCATTTTTGATAAAACAGGCGCTTCACCTTTACCACTTTTACTGGCTGGCTTGGCCGCTTGGTTCTGCGCGTTTACCAATGCCAATCGTTCCAATCGACGTTTTTTAATTAGGCTCATGTTCTTGTCCATTTGTATGGGTTTAATCAATGACACTCGCGTTCAAGCGAATGCCATTTGTTAAACCTATTTAGGTTTATTCAACTGGCGGCACGTAAGCCACCACATTGGTTTCAACCACAATCGCGCGATAATCTTCAACGATGTAATCTTCGTTGAATGAGTTGAAGTCTTCGATTTGGTCTTTTTTCGGGTTGTCGATAATGGTTCGACGCCACGTTCCTTCTTGGCGATAAATCGACAAGTTTGAATAAAACGTAATCATGATTGCGTTTTCAGGGAAGAAAGGCGGCGTTTCTGCTTGCAGACCACCGTAGGTATCCAACAAACGACCACCGTCTAAATGACGCTTTTCACTCGGTTTATCACCACCTGCAGAATAAAACTTGTTTTCCGCAAGGCTGATCAAGTTGCTACCAATGAACACACGCAAACGCGGATCATTACGAAACACAGGATCAATGCTGTCTTTCATTTCACGAACAACGGCATCTAGGTTTGCGTAATCACCATCAACGCCGATAGTGATTTCAGCGTCACTAATTTGCGGTGCCGCTTCGTTGCGGATTTTTTGGAACCAACCAATGTTTACATCTTGACCTAGTGGGTTTGCCACTGGGTTGGTTGTGTCCGCTGCACTTGTGCCATACCAACCAATACGCAAACGGTCATTGGCAATTGCCATACGAATGGCCGACGCGTAAAGCTCGGCAAATTTACCGCCAGCAACGTGTTTCCATTGGTCGATGATGCTGTATTTCAATGCCACGTCAGCGTTGGTTTGTTTCAGCGAGTAGCCGAATTTTTCCAACGAATGAAGGCTACGCGCTTGGCGTTCGTTGCTTCCGCTGGTATCGGTACGACCCGCCACCAAACCAGAAACAAACAGGCCGATTTTTTCGCCCACTTTTTCCGTTACTGCTACGTTGGCGTTGATTTTCCCTAAAAATGGAACGCCATCTTCAACGGCTTTTTCAAACAGTTTTTGCACTGCTCCTGGCGCCACAGCAAATTGTTTACCCGGCTCAACACCTACCGCTTTATGTATTTTCTGACTAAAGCTTTCTAACTGGCTTCGGCCCTGATCTGATAATGCGTAATTGCCCATCACTTTTTCCTTTACTGAATTCTGTTTTTAAGCGGCTCCCCAGACGCCTAACCATGTAGTACTGTTAGAAAATGTCGAAAGACTCTTCCGACTCGCCTTTGCTTTTTGGCGGTTGCTCGGTTTTGTCTTTCATCGCTTCGGTAAAGCTGTTTTGCAGCGTTTCGAAGTTTTCCGTTAACGTGTTCAGCGTTTCCGCTTGCTTAGCAAAATCGGCCTTTTCTTTTTCGTGCTGGGCGATCTTGTCTTCCAACTGTGCAATTTTGGCCGCGAACTCGTTTGGCGCTTCTTCGCCTTCCGGCCTATCTTCTGCCGTTAGCTTTTCGAGCTTGGTTTTAAAATCGGCTAATTCGTCTTGCAGCTTTTTAAACGCTGCTTTTTCTGCGTCTGTCATGGGTTCGTCATCCTGTGTTGGGGAGGTTTGCTTGCTAAAAAAACGTTGTAAAAAACCAGGGCGTTTCGTAACTTCCGCCGCCAATTCTTCGTCTGTTTGGGCTGTTTCAAATTCCAGCTTTTCGCTTTCTTTGTTTATAAAAATTTCTGAGTGTTCGCCGTTCTGGCTAAAGGAAAGTTGTTCGGTGCCAAGGCTGGCGGGCTCGTCTGTAATTGCGAGGTGCATTAAATAGGCTTTACCCGACTTAGCAGCATCTACCACGACTCGAATACTGGTAAAAAGTTTTTGGCCTTCTTCATTAAGCTTCAATAGATATTTATTCGGCTCTAGTATTGCGAATAAACACAAACGCCCTTTGGCGTCTTTCTCTGCCTTTACTTTCAGCACTCGCCCATAGTTACCACCCCAAGAAGAATGGTCTTTAAAAATACTGGCGGTGTATTCGTCCGTACTGTAGGTTTCAACTATGTCTTCAATCCACTGCTCTTCGATCTCTCGACCGTCAATAGTTGGACCCGCTGTTGCCACTTTGAACCACTTAGATTTACCCGCCATTTCGCGCCCTTTTTCCCGTTTCGCCAATTCGTTTAAACACTCGATATGGCAAAGATAAGCGCCAAATAGCGACGATTCCAGCGGGTAAAATCCACGAAATTGCGATAAACGTAAAAGCGCAACTCATTGTATTTACTGACGTTATTAAGTGGTTAATGGGCGGCTAATATGGCGGCATGGCACATTCCACAGATACGATTGAATACGCACGAAAGCTTTATATCCACGCGCACAAACCGTCGGAGATATCCGAACGTCTAAACGTTAGTGAAAGGACTATTTTTAACTGGATTGATAAATTCAATTGGAAAGAATTACTTGCTTACGACACAGCAGAAATAGAAGTCAGCCGCCGTATCAGCACGCTAACGAACCGCGAGAACAAGACAAAAGAGGAAGTACAAGAGCTCACCTCGCTGTGTCGTATTTTTGGTGGATTAAGGCAGGATCTAGCGAAAGCCGAAAAAATCATTGCTGAAGCCAAGGCCATTGCCGATGGCAAACCGGACGCAGTAGAAGGCGCCATCAGTCGTGGCAATCGTCGTGGCAATAGCAAGAAGAAAGCCAAGGCGAAAAACGACATTAGCGTTATTGATGTTGGTCTATTTGATGAGTGGGCCCATGAAAATCTATTCGAATACCAAAAGCTGTGGCGTGCCGTGGCACACGATCCCGATCTTTGCCGAAACCGCTTTATATTAAAAAGCCGTCAGATTGGTGCAACCTACTATTTCGCTTGGGAAGCGTTCGAAGACGCAGTGAAGAATGGCGAAAACCAAGTCTTCCTTTCCGCCTCGAAAGACCAGGCGCGAATATTCAAAGGCTATATTCAGGCGTTCGCCCGCAATACGTTTGATATTGAGTTGAAAGGCCAAGATTCTATCGAGCTAACGAAAGACGGCAAATCATGGGCCACGCTGTATTTTCTCTCTACCAATTCCAGCACCGCACAGGGTTACCACGGCCATTTGTATGTGGACGAGGTGTTTTGGATTCACGGCTACGCCAAGTTGCAAAAATTGGCGTCCGGCATGGCCGCACATAAAAAATGGCGTCGTACCTACTTTTCTACGCCATCCAGTTTGCAACACCCCGCTTACGAACATTGGAGCGGCGCGAAATTCAATAAAAACCGATCCCGTAAAGTGGATATTGATTTATCCGACAAAGTGCTTAAACAGGGCGCGCTTGGTGGCGACAAAATATGGCGCCACTTGGTCACCGTGGAAGATGCGGAAAAAGCCGGTTGCACGCTGTTCGACATTGACGAACTAAAAGCCGAATACAGCAAAGCGGATTACGAAAACCTATTTGGCTGTAAATTTGTTGACGATAACGAAAGCGTATTTCCATTCAGCACATTGCAAAAATGTATGGTCGACGCTTACAGCAAATGGACGGATGTTGATTTCGATAGCGACAACCCAAGTCGCACTAGACCCGTGGCGATTGGTTACGATCCGTCACGGATTCGAGACAACGCCGCGTTGGTGGTGTTGGAAATCCCACGAACACTGGCGCAAAAATGGCGCGTTATTGAAACCCATCAATTTAAGGGTATTACGTCCGAATACCAAGCCGCGCGTATTGCCGAGATATATAAACGATTCAACGTTAAATGGTGCGGCATCGATACCACTGGCATTGGCCACGACACTTTCCAATGTTGTTTGGATCTGGACCTAGATTTTGTGGTGCCTATTTACTATTCCGTATCTGAAAAAACCGACCTGGTAACACGAGCAAAACGCCTAATCGACGGCGGACGATTCGAATACGACATGGGCAATAAAGAGCTTTCCCAATCGTTGATGATGATTCACCAAATCACCACGCCTAATGGCTCTATCACCTATGGCGCGGCACGCAGTGGCGAAACTGGTCACGCGGATTTGGCGTGGGCAGCATTCCACGCGATGCAGGCGGAGAAACAATTCTTCGAATCGAAAAAAGCCGACGACACAGCAAACGACAACGAAACACACATGGCAATGAGTCAATAAACAGGACAACGAATCATGACAACACAGAAACCACGCGAACGAATCGACAGCAGTTACACCACGTCAACCGGTGGCGTGTTGATGCCAAAGCAAGAAGAAGTACAACCGACGGCGTTTTCCTTTGGTGATCCCGAACCGGTATTGGGTAGTCAGATAAGCGACTATTTAGGCGTGTTTGCGGATTCAAACGGGTATTGGTATGTCCCACCCGTTAGTTTGGCAGGGCTGGCAAAAACCATGTATGCCAACGGCACCCATGCCAGTGTTTTGGAATTCAAACAAAATCAGCTTTTATCCAGTTTCAAAGATAACCCAATGATAGCCCGCCGCGAGGCGCGCCCCGCAATGAAAGACTACGATGTTTTTCAAAATGCTTATTTTCTAGCGATCCGCAATTTTTTAGGCGGCATTAATCGCTATGTACGTTTGCCCGCTATTAATATGCGCGTGGGTACAGAAGATAATTACTTTCTACTTCACTCAGACGGATCTTTCACGGAATACGACGCGGCCGACATTATTCATCTAAACGGCGGCGATATTCGTCAAAGCATTTACGGTGTACCTACCTATTTTTCGGGCATTCAAAGCATTTTATTAGGTGAAGCGGCCACGCTTTTCCGTCGCAAGTATTATCAAAATGGCGCCCACACTGGGTATATCTTGGTAACGTTTGATCTTGATAAAAACAAAGCCAATGACCTACAAAGCGCGATTTCTCAATCAAAGGGACCCGGTAACCATCGATCCATGTATTTAAACATGGCATCTACATTACAAGGCAAACCGGGCTACACAAAAGACCGCGTGCAAGTTATCCCCGTTGGGGATTTTGGCAACCGCGACGAATACGACAAGATCAAAGAAATCACTCAGCAAGACATTTTAAATATGCACCGCGTGCCCGCTGGGTTGGCGTCTATCATGGCAAACAATGCCGCAGGGCATGGGGATTTAAAGAACGTTCGTGAAGTGTATTACGACTGTGAAACCATCCCCAAGCAAGCGATTTGGCAAGAACTAAACGACCAGTTACTAACGCGTGCAAAAATTCAATTCAACGAGCCACGTTGGTTGGTTGATGCAAAGGCGAGTAATTAACATGCTGAATTTTAATAAAGGCTTATTCAATGTTTTTGGTTCTAGTAACGCGTTTCAAAGCGCGACGATGAGCAAAGCCACGGCCACGAACAGCCAATGCGGCACGCTACGCACGCGGCTAGATAAATATTTACCCGTTGAAGGTGAAGTGGTGATTGATCCAACCTTGCCCGACGAAACGAAAGTGACCAACTGTCAAAACGCCCTATTGAATTACGGCACCGGCGCGAACACCTTAAACGCGCATGTACAAACACGGCTAGATTCCCTATTAGATGACATGCAAGTGGCTAGCGCGGTTAAGTCTGTTGATAGCTATATCAGCGATGTGCCAGAAAGTTGCGCCAACATAAACACGATAGCCGGCACCGCAGCGGGCGCCACGGATGACCTTTTAGCCGCATCCACGGACATACTAAACGAACTAGACCAAGGTATTACCGCATTCGATGGCGGCACCATGGAAAAAGAAGATTTTGAAGCGTTGCTTGATAGAGTCACCGCCGAACTAGGCAGTAATTTAACGGCCATTCTAGGGATGATCAGCAGCGAAGCCAGCATGGTACAAAACATGTACGACCAGCACATGCGTATGGCGAAATCTTTCAAGGTTTCCGCCTTGATAAAGGATCCCTGTGTTAGGCCGTTTTTGGTGAGATTGGCAGGGCCAGAACTTAGCGCCGTGCTGGTTAGTGATTTTGGTGTAGATGATTTAGATTCATTTTAGCACGTAGAGTTTTTCCAATAAAAATAGGTAAAAATAGCACTTAAGCCATTGCCAATAGCCAACTTCACGCTTTTTAAGGCAAGTAAAGTAAGTAACTACTTCGCTATTTTTAATTTAGCTTTTGATTAGTTTTTTTCATGTAAAAATAATAAAAAATAAACTTTTCGAACTTGCCAACTGCTAACTTACGACTCTTTGAGGCAAGTAAAGTAAGTGACCACTTCGCCATTACTCAATTGTCATTTTCGAGTTTTTTTCAAGCCTTGATTTTCACTTCAATGAGCACTATTGTTCTCGCAAGCCTTGTTACACAAGGCTTAGGTATAAAAAAAGCCTCATAAAGAGGCTTTCAGGTGCAAGAAAGAGACCGAAGAATTTTCAATATCTAACCGCGAGTGAGACCGTTAGGATAGATATTCGATACCATTTCATCAAGTCCTTTTTTGTGAAAACTAAAATTTTACACAAGGATTAGCATGCGTTCTTATGCATATATCTTATTCTGTGTTGCCTTAATGGTTCTGCCTTCCACGTCTGGAAGCCCAGTCACTATTAATGGTAACCACCTAACAATAAGTCTTTGATTTATTAAAAGGAGGCTGTAGCCTCCTTTATTTCATAACCCATACTTTACCAATACCCTTTTAAAACGTGCCTTATATTGTTTAATGTTTTTAGGTGGTAACCATTCACCTAAACCTTTTGCGCCTTTCTGCCTGTTTAACCTGGCTTCGACGGCCACTAGGTTTATTGGATCATTGGCAAACTCTTTGCGCTTCTCTTTGCTCCACTCACTAGCACCGTGATCCCATGCCCATTTCAATGGCACGATATGATCAATATCTATTTTCGACGCGTCAAAGATGACTTCACCGGAATACATGGAAATCCAGCGGCCAAACACGACGCGGCATTGCTTTTCTGTATTGAAGCGAACAGGCGTGGTAGACATTGATATAAGAATTTCTTGTCGGGTGTTTTGACAATCTCGGTCAACGTCTGCCCAACCACTACCAAATTCACTTCGTTTGTATTTCGCCCCATCTGCTAACGCATGACCAGTGACCACCAAAGACAACAAAAGACATATCAATACACGTATTTTTTTCATTTTCTCTCAACTCATCTTGTCAATTTTATAAAACGTGACGTGTAACTCATTCCAGAAAACTATAAACTCACCAACTATTTACTAACAATAAGGACATTCATAGTGACCTCAAATAGACAACTAATGGACTTGCACAAGGAACTTGACGATGACAAAGGACTAAAATCTAAACGACAAATGGTCATGTATGTCGCCTTAATCACGCTAGCTTTGACACTATCAGCAGCGACAGTAAAAGAAGCTAATACTTTCTTATTCAAGTTAGATTTTCTAAAGCCTGAGGGTCTAATGGCTTTACTATTCATTGCAAATATCTTTTGTTTTATCCGGTATCAAAACTACTCTACTCCATATGAACAAGCTCTAAATAACATATGGCAAATACGTCTACTATCTGATCCTAGAGTAAAAAATGCCAACTACGAAGAAAGGCATTACGAAGGAATATTAGGAGATATTTATACCGACATTTATGATGACAATCATTGCGCCTCCGTAGAAGAAACGTATTCAATTGAAATAAAATATAAAAGCAAATTCATATTTTTGCGATATCTAATCGTTTCCTACGGTCATCGTGAACACGACATTACAAGCATTAAATCTCACAACCTTTTAACAGAAATAGATCTTTCTCAATATCTTAAACTGCTCTGGGTTGAGATTGATTTAAGAGGTCACTTTATGATCAGAAACAGAGAAACACTTGATCTGCTAGCCCCTAAATTAGTTTCAATATCAGCTTTTCTATCGGTGCTATTGAGAGATAAGTTGCACCTATTCACCGATTTATTTTCCATAGCTCCTCAATAAAAAAGCGCCCCATCATTGGGGCGTTTGCGTTTTTTTCAGTAAACCTTACTACTCATGTGTACCACATGCAGCCGTTCATAAGCATTCCCATACAGCCTTGAGTTTAAGGCTTTTAAAGCAGGAAAGACGGTATCAGCAAACTCTTTTTTCATAGAGGTGGCGTGGGAATGGATCAAGTTCATTTGTTTTTCGTACTGGATGACTTGCCGTTCAAGTGAGGCAATGTACTCATCTTGCTTTAGCGCAATGGCTTTGGAATGACTGGGATTTTGCTTCTGGTCAAAAGCACGGATAACATAAAGGTAAAATTCAGCACTGATCCACATAGCGTAGGCGTAGACCAATTCTTTGCAAACCCAAGTACCCTGATTCGAGCCACCTCTAACAGCTCTAAAACCGATACCCACATTTGGGCAACGCTCAATTTCTGCAATTAAACCTTTGGTTTTATCTATTCGAATAAATCGATTAGGTTCGTGGCGCTTCTCACTTCCCGAAGCTTTATGTAGGTCATTCAATGAAAAGAGTCCGTCTTGTACACGGATGTTTTTAGATAAGGTAGTTAAATAATCCATCGTATTAATATCCTTTGAAAGCTGCGTATTTGCTCACCCTAAGTCCAATTAGGGTGGGCAAGCCATACGGGTTGGACTACCAGTCAAAGGGCTGGCGCGCACGAATGCGCCCCGCACAGCTCACCCATAACAGGAAGCTATACGCCAGACACAAAAAAACCGCGTAAGCGGTGTGTGTCCGCTTTGATATCAGGAGTCCAAGCCCGACGCTGGATTTTGCCAACGCACGGTAATGATAGTCCTATGGTTTTCAATCTGTCAACGCCTCTGGTGTTTATGGCTGTTTGTGCCTGTTGCATTTGTGCCTTGAAATTATTTCCATTTGAGCTAAATTAGTAACACCCAAAGGATTTGGGCTCATTGAATTTAGGAGATCACATGGAACGTCTAACCGCACTACTCAACGAAATAAAGCAAATCACGCTTACCGATATTTCCACCCTACCCGAAGACAACCAACACAGCATTGTCGAGCATTTAGAACAGCTCCAAGACGAGCTGAATTCCGCATTAGAAAGCAGTCTTCACTAGCTCCTTAAAATTCAACGAATGCCCAACAGAAAGCTTTGGTACCTCTATGGATTCCGCGACGCGCTCGCCTAGTAAGCGTTTGTTGTCGCATTCTAAGACGGCCACCTTCAAAAGTAGGTCATCAATTAGGTGCTTTGGTATCACGTAGCTCTCTACGATGCCGTGTCTGACGATTTGCAGCGTTTCTGCACACGTTACCGCTGTAGCAAGCGTTCCGTTGTCTACCTGCCCGAGGGTGATTTTTTGGGCATGTTCTAGTGTGGTTTCTAGGTTGTTCATGATTCCGCCTTATCTCAGTACGTTAATTTCAACATGTTCAGGCTTTGCCATGCTTAGCATGCAGTAACCCGCCTCTATACCGTATTGCCCGCCTTGGACAATGTGAGTGACTATGCGTGTTTCCTCTGGCGTCTCGTGTTCGTAATCCTCCGCATCCAAAACAAACGCCTTTAAAACAAGAACATCACCGACCTGGTAACCTCGGTCATCTTTGCGTAACTCGGCGGTTTTCTTTTCGCTGACTAGATCGTGCCAGAACACATAATCTATTTTTAATTGATGCACTTTCATTGGTGTTACTCCCCTTCACTTAAATCTGGCAACATTTTTGGCATATTCCCAAACGAATAAGCCTCTTTAATTTGTGGCAACATGAAATCCCCCACCGTGCCACCATTAGGCAAAACGATATTTGCCATGAACTCTTCTTCAAACATGGAAATCCCTGCTTCCACCGCTTCAAGCTTTGCTTTTATCACCAACGCAAGCGCCCGCCATTTTTGACGGCAAGCCTGTTCCCATACTTTATGAGCGGCCGACTGCACACGAGCCTTACCCGTTTCTGTCTTTGTAAACTCTTTGCTGTTTTTATCCGGCATAGGCAAGATGAATTTTATTTGTCTATCTACCATTCGAAACCCAATAACCGCCTTTTGCTGATCCCATCCATACATGAATTGATCCGCACCATATTTTTGTAATGTCCGCTCTATTTCAGACCTACTTTTGTCCGTGCTTACTGTTGTATTTTCTGCATATGCCATTTTCAACCACTCCCCAGTGTTAAATTTTAAAAGCGTGACGTGTCACGCTATTCGGTTCTTGATCCGCCAATCATGGCGAGTAATTTTTCTTCAACTTGTTCATTGGTTAGCTTTGTAATCTGGCTTTTTATCCCTGCCGAGTATTCATAAACCCCGTCACCAGAAACAAAAATATGATCACTACTTCCCGTTTCTGGATTACGAGATACGGCCAATCCTAGCGGGTGCAATACTTCTTGATTGATTCGAGCCATCAAACCCAGTTCTGCTAATTGGTTCCAATTTATGGCTTTAACCTCATTCCCTGTTACCACGTCTTTTTTTCCGTTAGCCGCTAATGCTTTCATAGTCATTACTCCCAAGGGACGACTTCGTCGTCCTCTAAAGATCCAGCCCCCTTGCGCTGAATCGTCCACTCGTAAATTCGGGTAATAACCACTTCAATCCCTCGCGCCACGCCTTTAACGGTTTTGACCATTTCGCCATATTGGTTCTCTTCTCCATCGCTATAATGGGTTTTTAGTGTTTGGTTACGACCAGCAAACACGCCGCCCATCAACTTAACGAACGCCGCATAATCAGGACGGTTTGCCGCGTGGTAAATGTCTTTAAAAATAGTCGGCGCTTTGTCTTTGCCGAGGCGGCGCAACTCACGCCACACGGTGACAGACGCCCCGCCCAAAAATTGAAATTGACGAATACGATTCATGCGCGCCCAACCCACAATACGGTTAGCCGCATCGGTGCCGCTTCGCCCTGTTTCGTGGTCTGTGTCTACGTGTTTACCGTGGATGTTTTTAGAAATGTATTTGACGATATAACCCACCGCCGAACCTTTCGCGGGATCTATCTTTTTGACTTTTACGCGGTATTTTTGAGCACCCTTTTCGTTTCCATCTTCTTCCAATGCATAGCGGGAAAACGCACTTAAAAAGTCTTGTGAATGATCAGGGTGAACCCACAGCATTAAATGCCAATGCGGTGTGCCGTCGTGGTGCGGCTCTACCGTGCGCAAACCATAAAAATCAATCTCATGGCGTTTACACCAAGAACGAAATTTGGCCCATACGTTCAGCATGTATAAATGCGTTTCCCGCACGCTGGGGCAATCTGCCCGCCAGAATTTACGGTTACGTCGACCATTCGAAATAGGATGATATTTAGACGGGGCGGTTAATGTTAAAAACCAACCGTCGTGCCCTTCTTCTTCGGATATTTCTTCCAAGCCTTTGGCACGGACGACCATTTCAGCAAATCGATTATCTGAATTAGAGACGCCTTTTTCTGACAATTGAGCCAGCGTGAAAGACTGCCCCAAATTGTTGACAGCCTCCCACCCTTCCAAAAACGCCTTGTTATTCTCCTTCTGTTTTTCGGCTTTATTCAGCGCCCAGTTTGACAAATACGGGGATTTAAATTTCTCCACTTGGCCGCACTCGCGCAATACCTGTTCGACCACAATCCACTGGCGTTTTGCTTGCCTAACCCACCATTCTGGCGTGATCATGCGCGCCGTCATTCCTGCTACTTTGTCCGTATCACCCCAGCAATCAAATTCAATACCAACATCCTTTAAGTTAGTATCAATCCAACGTCGCATTGCATCGCTACCTTCTTCCATAAAGATTCGATACAGATTAGATTCAAATTTATAGCGTCTTTCCTCGGCCCACTTATGCAAACCTTCACCGTCTAATTCTGTGATAACCTTGTCACAAAAATGCAAACGCCCTACCACCTTACGCAACCATGCCATAGCCACTTCGTCGCTATCTTCGTCCGCCAATCGATTAACCTCTTTCGCTACAACAGGACGCATGATGGATATTTTGTTCAGCAAACGATAACGCTCAACAACAGAGCTAAGCCAAGCATTCGCGACAATGTAACCGCCGTTTTGGTCCAACTCCTCAAGACGCGCCCGCAAAATCAGCACGTCCTCAGGGCTTACACCTTCCAACTGCTCTGCTCGCCATTCCTCACATTCATAGGGCCACATAAAACCCGCTGGCGCAGAATATGTATGCTCTTCTTTTTCATAGCTCCAATAACTAAGCATTCTCTATCGCCTCCACACCATCCAATGCACGGAAACTGTGAGCAATATCACGCATGGCAATGTCATACCCCGAATGCCCATCAAACAAACCCGCCACCCTCTCTAAGATAATCATCTTGTTTGCCAAGTCATGAGCCGAACCGTTCACCGTCCAAGACTGGGTAAAGTGGCTTCCTATCACGTCCCGCATGACGCCTTTTTCAAGTAACAAGAATTTGTCCAGCTCGCCCGTTATCGCGGCCCTTACCATGCGCATCAGCATGTCTAATTCAAAACAGCAAAGCGGGTGCTGCACTTGATTAAAAAAACCATCAAACGAGTAAGGCGCTTTTTCCACTGAACTGGATAAAAAAGAAGGCTGTTCGCGTAACTTCATCAGCGTGTATTCTGGCGACCAAATACGCATAAAGGATTCGCCCGCAATGCCGCCACGATCTATCTCGTGACAGACAAACATTTTTGACCAGTGGTTACCGATCAGGCGCAACACGTTTAATTCCGCCGCCGTGAACGTGAACAAAATGGACTGAACTTTCTGCAATGCTTTTGGTTGTGCTGTCATGGCGCTGACCCTCTAATACTTTCTTTTCTTCTTTCCACGAACGCCATATTTTCTGGCGCACCTCTTGCGGCGGCATAATCCGCAGCATGGCTTTTAGCTGTTCGTATGACAGCTCAAGGGGCGTGATAATTTGCATGAGTCATCCTCTCGCATCATTTCGTTGTATTCAGCGCGAGTAACAAGCCATCTCGAATCACCGCACTCCGGACAAAACCTTTTTCCACCGAACAGCCAGCTACCCAATTGGCTTTTCTTCCCCTCCCAAGCGCAATCAACACAGTCATACATTTCGTTTGCGTCTTTCTGGACGGCTTCGAATTGCTTAATTTGCAATTCACGTAACTGGTGATTTATGCGATTTATTTTTGCTGACATCATAAAAACCTCGCTTAGTGAACGGTTTGAACAGATAAGGCTTCTTGCAATTGCTGCTTTAGATGCCTGTTTTCCTTTTGCAATTCATCAATGTGCTTTTCCCACTTATCCAACGATTTTTCATACTTCGCTAGAATCGCGCTGTGGTCTGAATACTTTTTATCCAGCACCTCAGATTGAGCGGAAAACCAACCCATTACCCATTCGATATTGTTTTCTAAATCCGCCTTTGCCTCTTCCACTGGAACACCCGCGTGATAGGCATTTACACCTTGCTGCCATGTACGTTTCATGAGCACATCCCTTTTATCAGGTACCACAAAGCGAACAATTCAACCGCCCCACTCAAAATGCCAAAGACCATCAAACCGATAAAAAATTGATTACGCTGTCTACGCTTCATAAAAACCCCACTTTGATTAACATCGTGATTTCCACCACGCTTCCGATGGTGACCAACACAGCCGATGCAGCGGCCAAGGCCATGCGGCGGTTGTGTCTTTTCCTTGCTGTTTTTTTCGTGAAATCGAAATACATAACTCACCCCGCTAATGGTCGGCCGTGGGCAATAACGGCTTGCTCGGTCACTTCCAATGACGTTATCGCCTCGCGGATTTCTTTTAGGATTTTTGAGCGTTCGCGCTCGGACAAATGGTTATCCGCTAAGGCTTCTTGCACCGCGGCGAATACGTCGCCTATCTCTTTGCCTTGATTAATCATGGCTTCCAGAATGGACGGTGGCGCATCCTTCAAAACGCTAATGACAAATTCGGCTTGCATAGCACGTAACACAACGTCGTTACCCGTTAACACTTGGATAGCGTGCAACTCATGCACGGTTAGTTTGTTGTATTCGTTTTCAGGATTGACTTTGTTCGTCAGGATTTGGCGACCAATGCCCAATGTCTCTGATATTTCCGTGGTGCTCATTTCCGATTTATGAACAAGGTCGTGCATGGCTTGATTTAAGTGAGTCACTTCATTTTCTCCCCAGACAATGAAATATATTTTTCGTTAGGCGGTTTGTTTATGCTTGTTCTCATACAGTGACGGGTCATATTTCAGTTCGCCGTTTGTAAGGCGTTCTAAACGGAAAGCCTGAGTCTCGGGAATAACTTCCCCCCATTGAGAAATGGAGCCGGAAGAAAGACCCAATGCCTCACAAATCAGCTTCGCTTTACCAAAGTGCTTAATTACTTCTGTCTTTAACATCTTAGCCTCCTTAACTTAATCTTAGTTTTCTAAGATTTAAACTCAAGAAACTAAGAGAGTCAAGGTTTAGAATTCTTAATATGGAAATATCAGACCGCATCCGATCCCGCATGAAAGAACTTGGCCTAAAAAGCGTGGACGTTACAAAGGCCATGAGAGTGTCGAGTGGTGGCGTATCGCAATGGCTTCACGGCGCAACGAAACCTAGCGGCCAAAATTTGCTAAACCTAGCGAAACTCCTAAAAACTTCTCCCGGATGGTTACTATCTGGTGAACATGATGGTTCGCATGAAGCGAATGTTTCTCAAGATGGATTCAGCAAAGTGGATGTTTACGAACATCAAACGCCACTTCATCACGATGATGTAGAAGTACCATTCTTTGAAGAAGTTGAGTTTGCGGCAGGAAATGGATTTACAAGCATGCTTGATAGTGCAACAAAAACAAGTCGACTAAGTATAGCAATGCTAGAAAGAGCAAGAGTTCCAGCCTCTTCCGTTGCATGTTGCAAAGTCGTTGGCGACTCAATGGAAAGGGTATTGAAAAATGGCGCTCAAATCGCCATCGATACTCGAAAAGCACCAATTAAAGATGGAAGCATTTACGCCATTGAACACGGCGGCATGTTAAGAGTTAAGTATCTATATCGCCTTCCTTTCAACGGCCTTCGCATTAAGTCTGAAAACACTGAAGACTACCCAGACGAAGAATTAAGCGCCGAAGTAGCCAAAGACATTCGCATTATTGGCCGCGTATTCTGGCAAGAGTCCCTACTCTAAACATGTAATCACATCCAAATAGAAAAGCTGCCTAGTGCAGCTTTTTTTGTGCCTGTCATTTTATTTCTTAGAAATATTAGCAAATACTTAGAAGTTTAAGTTTTTAGTTGACTTTAAAAATCTTAGTAAACTAAACTAATTGCAAATCAAAAACACAGGAACACTAAGAATGACCACTCAATCTCGTGACACTAAAGACAATCCAATCACGCCAGCATCAGGTTATTTAACCTCTAGTCAACTTTGCGAACGCCTCGGCAATTTGTCGACTCGCACACTTCACCGTTGGCAGCAAAAAGAAATCAACCCATTGCCAGAACCGACGATCCGCCCAAGTGGCACATGCAATCTTTGGTCAGCCGATGAAATCTACGCATGGGAAGAAAGAGAAAAGGCGCGTTCAAAATCTCGCAGCAAAAAAACGAGCACGCATTAGAAACGAAAAAGCCGGTAGGAAATGCAACTTCCCAACCGGCCGAGACAACAACCAACCCTAACCATAGGAATTAATTATGTCGAAATCAGATTATAACGTCATCCGCCGCACCACGTTAAGCGGTTTTATCAATCTCTCACCAGATTTAAAAAGCCGTTACCTGGCAACGTGCCCCGCGTGCGTAAAAACCGCCCTTCTTAAACTGACCAAGTAGGAACCATCATGGCAAACAAATCACGCTTTCTATCCGCTGAAATTAACTTGGCCGATGTTTTTAAAACAGAAACAACAAAGTGCCCAACATGCGGCGGCGATGCAGTCCAACGCGCTGGACACTTTGAAGCATGCGTAACCGATGCCGAAGCCCTTTCGATAAAAATGCACGCTATAGAAAGGATCATCAAACTGTTTTACCTCGCATTAGATCGAGGTGAAAACGCGTTGATTTATCAGAATAAAGCGTTTCGAGCTATCGAAGCCTTGTTAGGTGTGCAATGGGAACGCGGCGCCATGACCGAGCATTTAAGCAAGCACCCAAAGCTTAAAGAAATGTATGAACAACAACTTAAAAAATTAGGGTATTAAGACTATGAAACAACAACTCACAACAACAATGAGTCCAGAATTTCGCGCGGCGATTGAAGAACAAGAAAAAGCTTATGATGCAGCCGCAAGCAAAAGCCGAGTAAGCGAATCCGAATACAAAGACGCGATCTTACGCTTGCTAAAATTGGCACAAGATGACAGCAGCGCCTCAGAAGTCGCCGCGCAAATCTTGCTGTCTACTTACAATAGTTATAACTGGCACGCGCCGCTGGCTTGGTTTTGCCACCTCGACGCCCTCAACTTTGACGCCGCTATTACCGTCATCAAAGGCCGCTGGTCATTGCACACCGAACCGCACAACGTCATCCAAAACGGCGGTGCGGCTTTTGAAGACTTAAAAAAACGCTGGCCGAATTTACCAACGCAAGGTTAATGACATTTTTTTTTAATCAGGGGAGTAAATATTATGACTACACAACACAGCGAATCGATAGCAGCACGCATAAAAGAAATGGAATCACGTCCTGAAAACATGAACCACGAATGGTTGTTTGGATGGTTTGTATCGGCAAAACAAACAGACAAATCTAACAAAGTTGTCATTGAAGAAATGCACAAGGCGTGGGCTTATTTTCGATCCTATTGCAAACGCAATGGCTTGGAAATTCAAGGTTATCGTCGGATCACTCTCAGCAAAAAACACGACCACCCAAAACTAGAAATAGGAATATTTGCGGCAAAAGAGTCGCTGGAAAGAATAAACGAAGCGCTTGCAGGACACTTCACAGATCATGGTTTCAAATCAGTCACCAAGAAAGCAAAAGAGCAATGCCACGTTGATCAATACATCGAGAAGTATTTTTCGAAATCACACACACCAGATCAACAAGATCGATTGCGGGATACGGCAGGTACACGCCCAACAGTTTTCATAAACCCACCAATACAACTTAAGCAATCACTTCTTATGATGCAGTGATTGCCCAATATCGCAAACACAAAAAAGCCGCGATTAAGCGGCTTTTTTACTTTAGTTTTCAATTTTTTTTAGCTTATGAATCCTTACATAACTTTCCCATTCATGATCCATGACCTCTTCAGAGGGTGCATCAAAGCTATCTTCATACCCCTCTTCAACTAAGACAATCTGAAAATATGACTCTCCCTCGTCCTCCCATTCACTCATCTCTTCTACAAAATATTTACGACCATTAGCCGCTAGATAAAGATCACCTTGCTTTGGTTTCAGAACTTCTCCAGACATTATTTATCCTTAAATTTTACTGATCAAACAACGAATTTATCACATTGATAAATCTCAGACATAAAAAAACCGCAATTAAGCGGCCTCACTTGTTTGCACTTGTCCCTGCTTGTCCCTGCTTGTCCCTGCTTGTCCCTGTTTGTCCCTGCTTGTCCCTGTTTGTCCCTGTTTGTCCCTGTTTGTCTTGTGTAGTCCGCAGTTTTTTTGTGGTAAATGTTATGCAACATGTATAGAATGAAAGAGAATCAAGTTTACATGATTAATTCAGTCTGGCTGAATCAAGTTAAACTTTTTGACCGTGCCGCCAAAAAATAACGGTATCGATAGGAGGTAAAATGTTTGATTTTCTAAAAACTAAACCAGAAAACTCAAAACGACGAACTGCCGCTAATGGTAAATCCATTTTAGTTCGCCGTATCAATGTTCGCTTTGATGGAAATTTCACATCAGACCCTAAAGACATTATTCGCTCTGAAAAATATCGCTCAGATAAAGAGCTAGCAAAAGATCTTATGAACGCGTAACAAGGATGTTTTCCGCAAAATATGTTTGCACTTTTAATACTTCCTCTACTAATAAGTGGATACATATTTTGCCATTGCTCTATATGGATAAAAACCAGCATAGATAAAAGACACGGCCAATATACTTACCTTAGGATACTGGCTTGGGGAACACCTTTCATATTGCTTTCAATAATAGCAATGATGTTCATTGATACCGCCAACAAGTTCACCATTCCAATAGGCGCTACATCAATACCTATCTATAAAATCATAGAATTTTTAGAAAACGGATCTGCTAAGCTCCTTTATTACAACCCTGAACCACACTCAGCTCATTCACTATCCAAAGTAATTTCTATAACAATAATCTCATTCATTCTTAGCTGGCTAACCGCTCTTATTTCTAACCTCATCATATACACAAAATACGACACCAAACAAAATGCTGTATTTCAGATGAGCCTTAAAAGGATTGCAGACCCTCTCACCCTCATGATGTACGATTCTGCTAGGTTTGCTAAGCTAGTATTATTAACCTTAGACACTAAAAAAGTTTACGTAGGATACGTCATTTCAATTGATATCCCAGACGCAGACTCAGCAATAACAGGAAAGAACGTCGAAATACTTCCCTTACTTAGCGGGTTCAGAAACCCCACCGCATTAGATATTGTTTTCAATACTTATTATGACGCCAGCAAATTCAACGTATCCGAAGAAAGCCTAAGAGTCAGCATTAACCTTGATAAACTCGTTTCTGCTAGCTACTTCGATTTACGCATTCACAACCATATCAAACACACCTAAATAACAATCTCCATCAACCTAACCCACCATTTTTTGTAAGCTTCCGCTTGTTCATCAAGGTAATGGTATTGGTCGTAAGTTTGCCATTCACCTGGCAATCTATGCCCCAGTATTATTTCCCCAATGTGCGGTGGTGCGAGTGTCGAAAAGTTGGTTCATGCTGTTCTTCTCAAATCATGCAATGACCAATGCGCCATTCTATAAACCTCCTCTATACACTAAAGAAAAAACGGCTCAATAATCATCTTTTCTAAATTTTGAAGCGAACTTTAAATCACGAATTCTTCTTGCAGCGATTTTTCTCTGTTTCTCTATCTCACTTAAATCCTTAGGCGTATCTAACACACAGTAAAGCTCATCAATAGATTTATAGTTGTTAGTTAAAGCAAAAATAATTAACTCTCGAAAATAATATTGAATATAGAAACAATAACTTCTTACGCTCTCCGCCTCATTAGCTTCGTGTATATAGTTGTTCCTAGCCTTCCTTATTGTGTCAACTAATTGCCCATGAAAATGGTAATCATGAAATATCCATGACGCTCGTTTCGCAACAATTTCCTTGTTCATCTGATTGTCATTAGCAAGCAACCCTTCTAGCGCGCCCCATGATTTAATAAATGCAGCATAGGTATCAACTTCATCAAACGCAGACACATATCGAATTAATGCATTTTTCAAAAATTCTTGGTATTGCGGCGAGTACTTATTAATTCTTTTCCATAAAAAGCTTATATTTTTTTTTAAAAACGGAAATCTATCAGGGTGAAAGTGGCCCGCCCTCCCCTCGTGATGATTTGGCTCATACCAGAACATCAGCCCTGCGTTCCTACCATCCTCATAATGTACGGTATGATATTTTCCTAACAAGACTTTATTTATAACTCCTCTATTACCCCCCACCCATTCATCTTGGTTATTAACCGCAAGGCATAATAACGCCCTGTATACACTCAAACACTTTTGTGCAGTTTCAGCAGCATTCCTAGAAGACTTACTCACTACCGAAACAACCACCTTTGTATTATCTTCGGCACTGTCCCAATCTTTTTTATTTTTAAGAACAATCGCTCTTCCATTAATATATTTTTTCGGCCATTCTCCCTCAAAGAAACTCATTTGAACCTTATCACTGACAACAATTGTCTTTTGCAAAAAACTCACCGGAATTGAAATAGATGTAACTAAGTCAAACCTTTGCAGCTTCTCTTTGCTTTTTTCTATTGCTATATCGTTTAATTTTTCTATGATATTTTTCTGCAGGCAACCGGCTTCATGAATCACTTTTGGAAGAATTTCTCTCAACACCCACTTAACATCCAATCCTTCATTCTTGCTCTTAACTTCAACTAATTCAGCCAAACAATCCAATGCCATTTTGTATTCAAAATTCGACTTTATCGCAATACCACTTCCGTCCTCTTGCTTCTCAGTTACTTCTAAGTATTTGTCTAAAACCACCTTTACTTTTTCTTCGCTACCTTTTTTCCAACTGACCATAATCCAATATCCTATTATTTATTTCGCACAACTAGCGACTAATTTACTTAGCCTAATCCACCATTTTTTATACGCTATGGCCTGCTCATCAAGATAGTCATATCGGTCATAAGTTTGCCATTCACCTGGGAGTTTGTGCCCCAATATAATTTCCCCAATGTGCGGTGGTGCGAGTGTCGAAAAGTTTGTTCGTGCTGTTCTTCTCAAATCATGCAGCGACCAATGCGCCATTTCGTAACCGTCGTTTTTTCTCAGCCATTGCATAATGTTGTAGGGTAATGGCAATGGTGCCGAACGCCCCATAGGTTCATCGGTCCCCGCATTGTTAAACACAAACCGCCCCTTTCCGCTTAGCGCGATGGCGTCTTTTATGATCGGTTCTATTTCTGGAATGATTGGCCGCAGTAGTGGCTTTCCTGTTTTCGCCCCTAATTTGTGGTTTTCTGGCGGCACTGTCCATACTCGTTTTTCAAAATCAAAGTGAGCCTTTTCGCTCGATCTTAGTTCACCATTTCGACAGCCAAAAAATAAGCACAACTTCACGAAGTTTTTGTTCTTTGGCGCCATGCGTGACAAATCCACCGCACGCCATAAATGATATATTTCTTCGTCTGTTAATGCCCGATCCGTTACGCCACTACTAATTTGCAAGTCTTGCTTTGCGTTGATGTCTGACAAGACGTTTCTGTCTACTAATTGCCGCCTAACGCACCATTTCAGCATTTGTTTTGTGTTGGTCAATATCCTGTCAGCAATAGACGGCTTTCCAGCGGCCACCAAGTCTTCCAGTATTTTCAACCATTGCTGTAATGTTATGGCACCAATTGGCAACATGCCCACTTCTTTGATCACGTACAGCTCGAAAGACCGCTTTATTTCTTCATGGCCTTTTTTGTTCTTTTTGCAGTATGCGTGATACCACTGAATAAATATCTCTTGGAATGATTCGGCTTGTACTATCGCTTGCTTTTCCATGCGCTTGACTATGCGCGGATCAAAACCCTGCTCTAGTTTTGACCTAAACTCCTGCGCTCTTTCGCGTGCTGTTTTTAGTCCAATAAGAGGATAAGAACCCACATCAAGCCGCGCACCTTTGCCGTCGTATCGATAACGAATTTGGAAAACGATCTTACCTTTTGACGATATTCGAACACTTAGACCATCACGGTCAGCCCTTTCTTCCGGCTTTGATCGTTCTTTTTTATGATTGGCTTTTAACCATGCCTCAGATAGCGCCATACCTAGCCCCGCCGCTTTTTGTGTACATATTTTTCAAGACTCGAAAAACTGCATTTTATGTACACGCCTGTGTACACATTTAGTTTGGCTTATTATGTCTTGGTTGGTCTTGTTATGTCTAACCTTAAAACGGGTAATATCAGGAAATTAAAGGCTTATAGGGGATTTTTGACGGGGTTTGACTTTGCTAGACTTTAGCACTATCAATTGGGTGGGAGATGATTGCGAAGGTTCGTCTATCGCTTACTTCATTTAGAAAAGTCTGGTCTGCCATTAAAAAGTTCTTTTATGTTATACGCG